AAAAGTTTCCTCAATTTAAACTGACTGGCCGTCCGATGAATGACTTGGACCTTCATGGGCTCCTCGAAAGGGAGGCCAAGTTGGGTTTTGATTTTGATCAATGGGTGTCAGGTGATTATTCATCTGCAACTGACGGTGTTGATATCCGTGTAACCATGGCCTTTATGAATGCCATGCTCGATAGATCGAACTTCTCTGATGAATACAAAGAAGTGCTCTTGGGGGTTATTGGCCCTCAAATCATCGAATACCCCGGATCCCAAAATAAAGAAGGGGATTTGGACCCAATCATGCAGGCTAATGGCCAGCTTATGGGTTCCCCTCTTTCCTTTCCTATTCTATGTCTCATTAACCTACTCGGCTACTGGGGTGCTCTTGAGGAGTACACCGGTCGCCGCATCGCTATGAGAGACTTGCCCGTCCTTATTAATGGGGACGACATTCTCTTCCGAGCTGATGCGCGGTTTTATGAGATTTGGAAAGTTTGGGTCAACAAAGTCGGTTTTACTCTCTCTTTAGGGAAGAACTACATTCATCCTAGGTTCTTTACGATCAATTCTGAATTGTATCGTCATGATCCCGTAGGAAGACGGTTCGTGTCACTTGGTTTTTTGAATTGTGGCCTTTTAACAGGTCAATCCAAAGTGACGGGTCGCGAAAAAGCGAAGAATGCTCCGATTTGGGACTATTATAATAAAACAGTACCCACTTCGTCGAATCCGGAGAGAACACATCGAAGGTTTATCCACTATCACCGAAGGGCGATTGAGGAGTTTACAAACCGTGGTGAGTTCAACCTCTTCCTCCCGTTTAACCGGGGAGGATTAGGCTTCGATTCGGTTCAGAGCACACGCGTCACCTCTTTCCAGAGGCGATTCGCAACTTACCTAGAGAAAAGATATAAAACTCAGGTAGCTGATGAGGTGATTCCAAAGGGGGAGACAATAGGTCTGGTTCGTTTCGAACCTGGCCTTAAAAGTCCTGTCTCCTCCAATCATCATCCTCATATCTTGCTGGGCCCCCCTATGGGGCCGCTCGTAGAAAATTTGTTGTTTTATAAAAAACCCGCGTTGTACCATCTCCCCGTACTTGCCATCGACTCAGAAATAGTTGAGCCCGGAATGAAGATCCGTCTGCCCCGAAGGGCGAAGAAGGATTTCCGGCTCAACCCGTCTGGGCGAATGGGGGACAAGGAGATACACACGTGGCCTTTCAGACTCATCGAAAGGACAGAGGCTCACAGCCTCTGTACTTAGGTGGTCTGATCGGACCTGTTCAAGTCGTTAAACTGAACATGGGGTCTAAGAGACTAAGAAGCCCAAAACGGTGGGGTGTCAATTCAACTGTGGACGAACCTTAATGTAATAACTTGCGTTACTGTTCGTATGCCATCTATTGAACTATCAACTGTGGACGAACCTTAATGTAATAACTTTACGTTACCGTTCGTATGCCATCTATTGATTGAGACACTCCTTAATACTTCCGTGCTAAATGTTGCAAACTCAAGTGAGGTGCCAGGACATAGATCTTTATGTCACCAATAAATTGATAACAGCTAAATGCCGACAGACTACACGGGTTTACCTTGATTAGCAAGGCTCTTTTAGATGTATAGTCGCACCTGGCAAGGTGGGATCCCATACAAATGCAAAAACAACAAAATAAAACCAAGACCAATAGGTCAAAAGCGAAGGGGAAGATGGTGCGAGCACCTGCTTTCTCAAACAAGAGCTCTAGTCAGAGCGGTCAGCAATCTCGACGTTATCGAGAGTCTGAGCGAATTCTGACGGTATCAGGCGCTGTTTCCTACTCTGTGGAACACAGCGTCGCAGTGAATCCTGGACTCCCTGCGAGTTTCCCATGGCTTTCGGGCCATGCTCAACTCTACGAGAAGTTCAAAGTTCACCGCCTTATCTTTAGGTACAAGAACCTCAAAGGAACCAGCTCGGCCGGGAATATCTTAATGTCTTTCGACTATGATACTCTCGACTCTGCCCCAGCATCAGCTGTGGAGCAGACACAATCAACCGTTTGGGTTGATGGTGCGCCGTGGCGAATCTTCGAGATGCGTGTGCCTCCTGATAATCTGGCACGGTTTACCCGTGCAGGGTCTGTTATGGGCGACCTGAAGACTTACGACTTCGGGCGCCTGTACATTGCAGCCGAGGGCTGCGCGGACACCTCAGATCATGGCTACCTGGAGGTTGAGTATGACATCGAACTGTTTCAAAAACAGTCCGCTGCATCCAATCTCCCCACCAACAACTCTGTGGCCGAGTTTACACTCGGTACATCACAGGCTGTTGGAGCAGGTTTTGCCGATGTTCCATTCGACGTTACCACAGTGGATCCCTTCGGATTCACCGTAGTTTCTGGGCTCTTTACGAGCACCCTCGCTGGAACATTCCTGGTCTATGCATCCGCCACCGCGATGACAGCCGGTATAACCGACGCGTCCATCATGGTGAATGGAGCTCAGTTGCCAAACCCCCTAACAGTTGGGGTTTCCGCAGCTGGTACTCAGGCCCTCCAGGGTCTTGTGACCCTGGCAGTTGGTGATACCTTAGCCTTGAATGTGAATACGACAGGTGTGACTCTCACGAGTTACGCGTGCCGCATCACCTTCTCTTCCCTTTGCTAATGTTCTGGAAAGTGCGGGACTTGTTCAGTTAGGACGTGTATTTCAAGATGACCGTGAGGTCTGAAAACACGAATCCCAGGCGGATGGTCAAGTGACCACCACTGAAAATTGGAACGGAATCTCAAACGAACGGATATGCTTACCCCATAAATCAAACATGGGGCGCCCCCCGGACGTCAATCAGATTCCCTCCAAGCCCAAGGGTTATACACCCCTGGCTGAACTGCTCTTTCCAAGAACACGACCAAATCCTCCTCTACCTCTCTCTCTACTCTCATCGAGTACGAAAGGGATAGTTTAGAACTACTTTTCGGAGTCACAAAGACTTTACGTAGTAATTCTCTTCTGTCCTTTCCAGTTTCAAACCAAAAAACAAAAATCAAAAAATAATTATTTCTTGGAACTGGATAGTACAGGCTCGGCCCCCTCTTTACACAATAAGATGTGAAAGAGAGGGCCGAGGTTCCTAGACACTGTGTCTC